AATGGGCATAAAAAATTAAGAAATCAAGGCTTTAAATACGCCTTAAATTCGTTTAGAGAGATCCCTAGAGAAAGATTAACAACTGTTGAAGATGATGATGTTAAATTTATTGAAAGTAGAATTAAACACGAAGGGTTTTATCAAAAACCAGATAAAAGAATGAAAATATCTTGGTATGGAGTTACTAGCCCTCGAGAAGATTTTGCAGAAAGTTATGTTAACTATGTTTTAAATCCAACTTTGTTTAGGAAATTAGAGCCGGAGAGGTTTGAATTTTTAAAGAATCATATTTTTAGAGGAAAAGAGTTTGTTGATTATGAAGTTAAAAATTCGATAGAGAGAATGAAGAGTTTACTTAGTAAGAATTACAATAATACTTTATACGTTGATAGTACACTTGAAGAACCATATGGTGTTATCCCTGGAACAAAAGAAGAGTTAGACAGAAATTTAGAGTTGAAAGAAAAACTTAAAAGGATAAAGAAATGTTTAATAAAGAAAAAGTAGTTAGAAGCCAAGAAGAGGTAAAGCAATTTTTTAAGTCCATAATTAACTCCGGAATAAGAGTTAGACAAAGAAGAGTAGATAAATTTGATAAAAGCACAATGAAGACCATTATCTTGAGCCTTGAAGGTGGAGTGTTAGCGGTAACCGGTGGTTTTAAAAATAGCCCTGATGTAAGAAAAATACAAACATTAATTTTTAATAAAAGTAAAAATGCATATGGCATTAAACATTGGTATTTAAAAGATGCTAAAAATTGGGTTAAAAGTTATAAAAATGGAATTAAAGGAATAACTGATCCAGAAAAAATGATTAATAAAGTGTTAGTAACAAGAATGATTAAGTCTATGGAAAAAACATTAATAAAAAGTTTACCAAAAATTATAGAAAAAGCCCTAGGAGGGGAAGAATAATGAGATCATTAAAAGGTAATATTAGTCTAGATATTAATAAGGCCATTGAAAACAAATTGAAATCTTCTGGTCATAGATATATAGAAGGATATATGACAACGCCTGCTTTAGATTTAGAGAATGAAATAACAGATCCAGCAGCATATCCTTTTGCTGCAGATGAAATTAATACAAGGAATACAGAGGGAAATCCAATTCCACTGTTTATTGAGCATAGAAGAAAAGAACTTTCCTTACCTATTGGAAGTGTTATTGAGGCAAAAGCTAAACCACAGGGAATATGGTTTAAAGCTGAAGTTGCTAAAGGTAGATTAGGAGATCCTATTTGGGAATTAATCGAACAAGGAATTTTAAGAGGGTGTTCAATGGGTGGAGATGCTTTAGAAACTATTCCTGATGTTGATAGCGTCACAAGTAAAGAAATAAGAAGAATTAAAAAAATGACAATTAGAGAATTGTCACTAACTGGACTTCCAGTAAACCCGGAAGCAGTTTTTTCCATGGCGAAAAGTTTAAATATAGAAGGGAGTGAGGTGAAAAATACTGTGAATAAACTTGAAAAAGCATTGAAAGTAGAGCATGCAATAAGCAGCATAGAAAAAGCTGCAGAAGGAAATTTAGGACCAGAAGATGTTGAAAGAATCAAAGGAGCCTTAGATAATTTAGAAAGCTTACTTGGTATAAAACCAGAAGGAGCAGTTCCTACTGGACAAGTTCCTGCTGTTCCAGGCGTTGCAGAACAAGCGACAGTAGCAACTACTGAAGAACCTGGTGAGGGAATTGCTGATGTTGGTGCTGTAGAAGATACCGCAGTTGGTGTTGATACTGGTACTGTAACTGATTCTAGTACAAGTGGTGATTCTAATGTGATAGCATTGTTACAAGATGTTTCTTCAAAAATAGATAGAATCTTAGCTGGTGAAAAAACAGAAGATAATAACGCAGAAAAGACAATTGAAGAAGAAACTGTTGGCGAGGAGGAAACTCCAGAAGACGGTTCAACTGATGATAATACAGAAGAGATTGTTGGAGACGATGATAGTGAAGATGATAACGAAGAGAACGAAGAAGAAAAAGAGGAGGTGAACAAAAAAATGAAATGTAAGAGTTGTAATACAAATTTTGAAATGGGTGATGTAGATTATGAAGTTAAATTTTGCCCTAAATGTGGGTACGATTTTTCTCAAGACTTTGAAGCTGATGAAGAAATGGAAAAATCAAATTTGCCAGAATTAGATGAACAAGATTATGTTGAACTTTGTAAATATTTAGATGAAGCTGACGAAACCGTTGAAAAGAATCTTGAAGTCCTAAAAACAGGTGCTTCTGAAGATTCAGGTGAATGTATCCAAGAATTTGAAGGTAAGAATTACATTAAACCATCAACAGGTAAAAGAACAAGCCCAGAAGATATTTCTGTTCCTCAAAATGCTCCTTTTAAGAAATTAGCTGGTGCTGCTGATGAAGAACCTATGAAAAATTATGGTAAAGACAGAACTAAATCTGTTGATATTGAATCTCTCGTAGAAAAAGCTGTTAGAGCTGCAGTAGCCCCTATTCAAAAATCATTAGAGGTTTCTGAAGGTAGAAAAGGCGTTATAGCCACTAATGAAAAAATTGAAAAGTCTCAAGGCGAAGGTTTAACTGAAGATGCATTGTTTGCACATGCCCTATGTAAAGGTTTCGGCGACGACCAGTAATTTAAATTGAGTGATAACTCAGTTGCAATAGCAACGAAATAAGATACTTTATGCATAAAGAAGATTATTAAAAAAATTAAGGTGGTTTTTACCACGTGCAGAGGTTAGTTTCCCAACTGAACCTCGAATATTAAATAAACAGTAAATTAGGGAAAAAAGGTGGATAGAAAATAAAATGAGTACTACATTCGAAAAAGCTCTCAATACGACAGCAGGTACAGGTGGTGATACTATCATCCCTCGCTTAGCTGATCAAATTATTCCTTATATTCGTCAAAAGAGCTATCTACGTCAGTTCCTTCCTTCATTTGTTATGCCTTCGCAGACATATAGATTTCCTAAACTCACAACTGGTAACAACGTTTATTACGTTGGTGAAGCCATTTCTTCCCCAGAATCACTTATGGCTACTGGTACAGTTGAGATGGTTGCTAAAAAACTTATGGTTGCTTTGGCTATCAGTTCAGAGTTGCAAGAAGATGCAATTCTACCGATCGTTCCGGTTGTAAGAGACGATATGGCTAAGGCTTTTGCTTTAGCTGAAGAAGATGTTATGTTAAATGGTGACACTGCGGGTGCTTGGGGTGCAAACGATCCAAAGTTTGCTTTTAATGGTCTAAGGACTATTGCCACGGGTACTTCTGTTGATGCAGCCAGTGCTGCTTTGACTCTCGCAAATGTTTCCAGTTCCATTCAGAACTTAGGCGTATATGGCCGCGACAAATCCGAACTATTACTAGTTGTTTCACTTCGTGAAGAAAATAGACTTCGTCAATTACTAGGTATTAACTTAGCTGTTAATGCATTAGGTTTGACAGGCACTGCTCTTCCTGGTGAGATCGGTAAAGTTTGGGGTGTTCCTGTTGTTGCTACTAACCTATTACCAACTAACCTTGGTATGGCTGGCAACGAATCCGTCGCTCTTATGATTAATCGTAATGCTGCTATCATCGGTGATCGCAGAATGTTCACAATTAAATCTTCAGACGAAGTTTTGATTCGTTCTGACCAATTACTGGTAGTTGCTTCTGAAAGACTTGCTTTTGCTGCCCAGTATCCAGATGCCGCTGTTTTGATTGAAAATATCGGTGCATAACCAAATAGGGGCTGGGTAATTCTAGCCCCTTTTCTAAAAGTTTAAGGAGGAGTTAAGAAATGAAAATTAAATTGAATAAGGCTGCTATGATAAATTGGCCTAGAAAAGATGATAAAGATAAGTGTGATATTTATGAATTTACTGCAGGTGAATATTCTTCAAATTTACCTAAAGATGTTGCAAAATATGTTTTAGATAATTATCAAGATAAAATAATTGATGTTCTTGAAGAAAAAGATATTCCTAAAAAGACTGTTGAAGAACATGTAAGCGAAATAAAAGCTAAAGCTGCTATAAAAACTAAAGAATTTGAAGAAAAGAAAAAAGCAGAAGCTGAAGAAAAAGAAAAAAATAAAGGATTGAAATTAGAAGATTTAGCTAAAAATGCATGAGTAAACTACCGCAAATAATTAAAAGTCTACCAAAGATAATATCATTTGAGAACTATATATCAAGTAAAATTGAAAAAACATATAGATATCAACAAATGGAACCATTATTTGTTCCTTTTTATTTAAAACTAAGAAGGTCTTTTGATGATCAAAGAATAGCATTTAAAAAAAGTGCTATTATTGAAAAATTATGGAAAAAGAAAGGGTATTTACCAAAGGCTTTTATAAAAAAGTATGTTAAAAGTAATTTTATTCCTGATGATAAAATTTTCTACGACAAAGTGTCTAAGACATATTTAAAGCAATATAATTTAATCAAATCAATTTTCAAAGAACCAAGAATGGAAGAATTGACTAAGTCTCAAAAAAAAGAACTGCAAGAGGTTGTTAGAAATATAAATAAACATACATTAGATAGAATCTCTAATACGTTATATAAGGCACGTGAGAAAAAGTGGAGTTTAAGAAAAACAAGAGTAGAAATTAAACAACTTTTTAAAGATATGTCTTATTATAGGGCAGAAAGAATTAGCAAAACTGAATTAACTAAATCTCAAAATCAAAGTATATTGGATTTTCTTAAAAGTGTAGGTTCAGTAAAAAAAGAATGGGTTTTATGTAGAGCTTGTTCAATAGAAGGTTCATGTAAAGTGTGTAAAGAGAATGCTAAGCAAGGTAAAATCCCAATAGATAAAGCTTTCTCTTCAGGGCAAATGTATCCACCAGCACATCCTAATTGTACCTGTGGGATAAAATAAGGAAAAACTATGACAGAAATTATTAGCACATCACATTATACATCTTATGCTTTAGTTCGAGACTTTTTAAATGGTTTCGGATTAGATGAATTAGTAACAGTTACTAAAATAAATGAAACTTTATTAAAGTTTTGCGATGCTTATTTTGATAATGAGTGCCAAAGGGATTTTAAATTACATAGTGGTGTAGTAGAATTTCATAACGGTAATGGTAAAAATCTATTAAATACTCACTTTTTTCCTATTGTTAGAATTAATAGGGTTATTATGTATAATCAACTCTTACAAGCAATGCGAGTATTTTTAGATACAGAATTAATAATTTATCCTGAAAGAGGGGAAATAGCTTTGCCCCCAATTTATCCTGCATTTCTTACTGACAAACCCTTTCAAGCAATATTTGGAAACATATTTATTCCTGGAATTTATAACGTAGAAGTTGATTATGATTATGGTTTTGCAGAACCTCCAATGGAAATACAATATGCTGCAACAAAATGGGTTTCTATAGAACTATTAAAAACATATGGAGCGCAAATGAGCGCCGGCATGACAAGTAGAAGCATTGATGGTTATAGTGAAGCTTTTGGAAAACTACCGTATGAAGGATTAATTAATTCTTGGCAAAAAGATATTGATCAAGTTACTACAAAATTCAAACGGGTTTACGCGAGGGCTGTTTAATGGTTAATTTACCTAAAAGCACAAACATAAATAAGGGATTTCCTAAAGCGATAAGTTATGCCGCTGGAAAACCTAGAATACCAACAGGAAAAGTTAAAGTTCCTTCTAGAAAGCCTTCATCTAGTGGTATGCCTCGGCAAGCCGGAAGTAGACCACATAAATATGTCAAGAGAACTGGGTCTCCTGGAAATTATAAATATTGGTATAAACTACCTAATGGTAAATTAGGGACTAAAAAAGATTTAAATCAAACAAAACAACAAGGCCAAAAGGTTCCTAGTGAAGCTAAAACTAAAATTCCTAAAGAAAGTGCTAAAGGAATGCCTAAACAGGGTAAACAAAATGTTATTCAAAATGTTTCTAATAAAATTAAAAATGCTTTTGGTGTTATTGGTAAGAAAATTAGACAGGCAAAAGAAGCTAATGATATTAAACAAACTGAAAAGCTTTTAAAACAAGCTAATGAATTACAAGGCTTATTAGAAAGGTTTCATGAGGTAACAAAAACTTCTCCTTGGGAAAAAGTAAAAACAAAACATAAATATAGTAAAGAAAACATTAATTCTTTACAAAGTGTTGGAGAAGCACAAGCATTATTAGACGAAGCTCAAAAGCCAGGAAGTGTTCAATCTGGATCAGTTATTAATAGTATTAAGCGTAGATTAGATGTTCTTTTAGACGTAAGAAGCAAAGAAAAAGAGAAAGAAAATGCAAAAAAATATCAAGATGCTATCATAAAAGCTACATCTAAAGAAAGCAATGTTACTACTGAAACAATTAAGGCTAAAAATTTAAATATAACTCCTGAAATTCAAAACTTAAATAAAAAGGCTTCTGCTAGTTATTTGCTTTATTTAATTAATCAAGATAGAAAAGATAATATTAATCCTAAAATGAGATCTCAATTTAAATCTTTAGATCAATATTATGCAGCAACTTCTAATACTATTAAAAGTGCAATGAAAAATATTGGAATAACAGGCGGATATAGACTTGATCCAAAAACTGGTAGTATTTCTTTTACAAAAAATATAGATCAAAATCTTGATAAGCTTAAAAAAGCAGCTCAAAAAGAAGGCGTTAATTTACATTATTCTGTATCTAGAGATATTATTGGAAATAAACCAGCAGCTAAAGTTAGATTTTCTAATGTTAATGGCTATGATATATTCACTCCAATGAAAACAACAGCTATTGATGCAGCTAATTCAATTGCAAATAAAACAAAAGATGGCTCTTCTATTTCTTATAGAACTGTTGGAATTAATCCAGATGGTTCTCCTAGACTCGAAGCATTAGATGGAAGTAATATTGGTGCTGTTTCTAGAATGGTGTATGCAGATAAAGGTAAAGGAAAAACTCAAATGATGGAAGGCAACATTCTTGCATCATTAGAAGGAAACCCTAATGATACTTACAAAGCAGTTGTTATTGATCCTGTAGGTGGAGCATTTTCAGTGTTATATGCACGAGATGCAGAACTTTCTCCTGATCAAAAGGTATATAAAGATAAATTAAATAATTATATAAAAGATGGAAGGTTAAAAATCCTTTCTCCTCAAGCTACATTAAAAGAGAATAAATTAACAAATGCAAACTTTAAAAACTATTTCAACGAAGTACTTAACGTATTAAACAGAGATCAAGCAGTACAAAGCGCAAGACGCGGTGGATTAGAGAAACTTGCAGATAGTAAATATAAAGAAAATGCTGTAGACGTACATATGGATGAGCTTGATTTATTAAATAAATGGGTTTCTAAAGATAAAACTTTAGATAAAGATTTTTATACAACTACAATGGGTTTAATTAATAATGATTCAAGAAAAAATATGATGCCTATTACAGCTTATACTCAAACCCCCGGAGGAGCTTCTAAGAAATTAAGAGGAGCTAATTGGGGATCAGTAATGAGTTTAGGTAGTGGAAGTGCTAGAAGAATAGCATCTGCGCATAACATAAAGGGAGCTGCTGATTGGGTAAGAAAAACTCCTGCTAATGGAGTTATAGATATTGATCCTTCAGGAGATTACAATATTTTTAATAAGCCCGTTGTTGGAAAAGATGTCAAAGAGGCTTTTGGAAAATTGAGGAGTGAGTAATGGGTCTTGGGCAAAGAATACAAATTGTAAAAAGACAAATTGATAGAGGCGGGGTTGATGGAACTTGGTATCCAGCAACTATTTGCCCTGGATATAGAAAATCTGTCACTAATGAATCTTGTGAATTAGAACCTAGAACTACTTATGTTGATGATTATTGTACGTTAAAAGGTCGTGAATCTATGATTGGTAGAACTACAGATTGGGAAGCGAGTGATACTACTGTTGTTTCTGGATCTGTTACAGTTAAAAGCGCAGATGGAACTATTACATATACTGAAGGTTCTTCAGATGATTATACAGTTAATTATGAATTAGGAGAAATCATTAGAAATGATTTAAGTAGCATTCCCAGAGGGGCGACTATTTTAGTTACTTATTCTTGGTCTCAACCATGTATTAATCCAGAAACAGGAAATCCTAGATATGATTGTCCTTTATGTCAAGGTAGAGGAGTCATTTATGATACTACTGCTGGAACTGTTATTAGAGGATTATTACATATTCCTAATTATGAAAGTCCATTAAGTAAAATAGGATTTTTTGAAATGGGAGATGCTATTTTTACAACTACATCTCTATATAAGATTGTAGCGAAAGGTTATGGAGACGATCATCTATATATAAGAGATATAATTGTTATAAATGATGGAGTCCAAAATCAAGTTTGGAGAGTTTTATCAAAGCCAGAAACTATTCAATTAGCTAATGAATATTTGGCCCACAAGGTGCATATTAGAAAAATTAAAGAAGATGAAACTATAACTGATTTAATTCAAGGTGTTACATAATGAAAAAGAAAGCTTCAAGCGATTTATGGGCACGATTTAATAATTTTTCTATTGATGAACTCGCTGATATTTCAAAGGAAGTTGAACAAGGTGCTAAAGATATTGTTGCTTCAATAAAAGCAATGATTCCAGCAGTTGGAATAAGAAGTAAAAGTGGTAAATTAGCTAATTCTGTTAAATATGAAATGAGAGGAATGCTTCATGCAAAAATATTTGTTGATTCAACAGAGGCTCCATATGCTGCATATTTAGAAGATGGTTATAGTCCATTTGATATGAAAAAAGGATTATTAGGTAGTCCTAAAGCTAAAACTTCTAAAGAAGGTTATCGATATATTAGAGTTCCTATTAATGGAAATGTTATGACTATATCAGAAAAAAATACAGGTTCAAGAGGATATGCCAGTCGATGGAGACATCCAGGGTATACTGGAAAGTTATTTTTTAAACAAGGAATAGATGAAGTTCTTCCAAATATTGTTAAAAAGGTTCAAAATTCAATAAAAGAATTATTCGATGAGGAATAAATATGGCACTATTAGACGTTAAATATATTTTATGGAAAACTTTAAGAGAACAATTTACTGAAAATGAAGTTGATATAAAAATTCTTAGAGAATACCCCAAAACAGTTCAGCAATTAGAGGAAAAACCTATTATTTCTATCTCAAGAGTAAGCGGTGCAGAAGAAATAATGATGGTTCAAGATTTAATTGGAAATGAAACTGTGAACTCAACTGATAGTAGTTTTGCAACAACGAGTGGATATTTAAACCAAGAAATTTTTGAATTAAGTATTTGGTCGTTAGTGTCTGAGATAAGAGATGATTTGTTAATTTTAACAAGACAACTTATGTTTGAAAAAAGAATGTATTACAATTCTGTTGGGTTTCAAAAAGTTATTTTAGTAGGGGCAACAGACGAAGAAATAGATATGTCTAAAATCCCTGCAGTTATTTATCGTGGAGTTTTGCGATATGTAATTATGAGTAAAGTTAAGAGGGAAAGTACAGATCAATTGGTAGAAGGTATTATACCAGTATTGAATTTATACAGTTCATCTATTTCAAACTAAAGGAGGTTAAGTTAAATGCCAGAGCAACTCAAAAAAGAATCAGATAAAAAAGAAAGTATAGTTAAAAAAATAGAACAGCCTAAAAAATTAGAACAGCCTCAAAAGCCAATAATTAAACCAAGCATGAATTTTGCTGAATTTAAAATGAAGTTATCTCCAGAATGGGCGGCTGCTTTAAAGGTTTATTCTAATGTAAAACATGATATGGAAGAAAAGCCAAAAGAAGAATGGGAAAAATTATATAAGGAAATGCTGAAAAGCTAAAAGGAGGTAAGAATTTAGATGAGTCCAACATTTCAAGGAAGAGCATATAAACAACCGGGAGCTTATTCCTATACAGATCCAACATCGTTGGTGGCAATAGGTTTAGGAACAGGAGGGGTTTGCGCAATTATCGGTCCTGCCACAGGGGGCGAATCTGACGAAGTAACGTTATTTACAGATCCAGTAACTGCCCAAGATACATATAGAGGTGGTGCATTAATTGATGCCGCAAATTACGCATGGGCACAAGGAGCTAATCAAATTTATTTGACAAGGGCCGGAACGCCGCTTCAATCTGCAGGTACTTTTGTTGATGCAGTAGCTGCTAATACTTTAACAGTTACAGCTCAAGATTATGGTGTTTGGGGCGATGATATTAAAGTAAAAGTTGAAGATGCAACAGTTGGCGGTCCAGCAAAATGTAAAGTTACAGTTCAATATTATAATGATGAAACGGGTGAAACAATAACTGAAACAGGGGATGAATTAACAGATGCTACAGCAATTAAAGCTTATTGGGATGCAAATTATGCCGCAGGCTTAGTAGCAATGACTGCTGTAAAACCTACAGCACGTCCAGTTAATGTTGCCTATACCAATCTTACAGGGGGTTTTGATGATGCTACCCCTGATGCGACTGAATGGTCTACAGCTATTGATTTATATAAAACATATGAAGTAAATATGATGCATTTAGCAGGATGTACAAGTGCAACACAACATGCTTATTTAAGTGCTCATTGTACAACAATGTCGAATAATAGAAAAGAAAGAATAGGTATTGTTGGTGGTCCTAAAGGAGAATCAGTAGGGGACACAAGCACAGGGATTATTAAAAGAGCTTATGATTTAAATAGTGATAGAATGGTACTTGCTTCTCCAGGATTAAATGATGAAGATGCTTGTTATACTGCTGCAAGAATATTAGGTATGTTAGCAGGAGTTGATGTTGCTACTTCAATAACGCATCAAACATTAAGTGCTACATCTATCGAGATGAAATTTACTGATTCAGAAAAAGATGATTTAATTACATATGGTGTTTGTGCAGTTGAAGAAGTTCCTCAAGGACGCAGAATTATTCGAGGAATAACAACAGCTCAAGATCTATCAACTACAACTGAAAATCCCTTTAAGGAGATTTCTATAAGAAGAATTGCTGATTATATCAACTATAACATGAGAAATAATTTAGAAGCAATGTATATTGGTAAAAAGGGTGTTACTGGAATTGAAGCATCTATTCAGAGCTCAACAACATCAATTTTAGTTAGATTAAGAGAAGCAGAAATTATTCAAGATTTTAGAAACGTTATTGTTAAGAGGGATACAAGTAATCCTCAAATTGTTTATGTTAATTATGAAGTTGCTCCAATTTCTCCAATTAATTATATCTTTATTACAACAAAACTTGTTCCAATTATCCAGTAAGAAAAATAAACAGATACCTTAAAGGAGGTTAGAATAGAATGGCTCAAATTAGTTACGAACCAACATGGACATCCATATCAGCAGAAATTACCTTTTTTGGTGAAACTGTTGGTGAAATTCAAGACTTTACGCTTGATGAAAATTTTAATGTTCAGCGAGTAATGGCAATTGGTTCACCAGTAGATATTCGGCATTTGCCGGGAATCTATCAAGCTACAGTTTCCGCTCGAAGAGCTTTCATTGAAGCAAGTAAAGTTTTCTCCTTAATGACAACAGTTGATGCTTCTAAAATTGATGGAGCAGCTAACGCGTCAATTGGTAATACTTTGATGTTTACGCCTGAAAATTTAATCAAGGCACTACAAGGCACCACTCTTGCAAAAGGTGTTTTTGGCGTCGCATTGAATTTTGATATTGAAATTAAACAGCGAAGATTAGACGAAGCCGGCGCAGAACAAACTGATATTCTATATACGTTAAATGATTGTACAATGAACAGTAGGAGTACTAATATTACTTCTGCCAATGTCATTATTTTTGAAAATGCAACAGTCTTCCCACGCTCAAGAACGATATATAATAATCAAACAACCAGCACATAAAGGAACTTAAATGGCACAAATAGGGTTTGACGCAGCCACTTCTGCGTTAAATATAGAAATAGAATTCGATGGTACTCCAATAGGAGCATTACAGGATGTAGGGATAACCGAATCTTTTGGAAGCGTTGACGTTTATGGGATCGGTTCTCCAATTCCTGATTTTGTCCCTGGATTATATAAAGGTTCTATTAGTGCTAAAAAAGCATTTATTGATTTAAATGAAGTAGCATCTTTCTTCTTTACTAAATTCCAACCTTGGGGCACAGGTACAATTGAAGAATTTTTACCTGCTGTTAGAAACGCGCTAACCCAATATTCTAATTTTATTGATAAAACAAAAACGCAAGGAGTTTCAGGTTCCGTTAATTCTTTAATATCTAACTCCTTGCTGACAGGATTAGCTGCTAATTCCCTAAAATATCCTTCGGATAACGAAAGAGTAACAAGTGTAGTTTATTTTGATATTAAGATTTATAAATTAGTCTTAAATTCTTCAGGAACTAAAAGCACAACTAGTAGAGAGATTATTAATATTTATAAAGACTGTATAATTGATGGAAGAAGATTGACTGTAAATAACAGTAATATTATCGTTATGGAAGATTTAACAATTAAATTTAGGCAGAGATTATGAGACAAAAATACGTTATTAGTTCTACAAATGCGGTTGTTCTTTTTGCGGGTCATGAAGTTGGTCATCTACAGTCATTAAGAATTACAGAAAACTACAACTTGCAGAAAATAAAAACTTTATGGAAAAATGAAGTTCAAGCTTTTGTTCCAGGGATAGCAGAATATTCTGCCCACGCTGTTAAGGCGTTCGTTGAATATGAAAGTGTTTTAGGACAGGTTCAAAATATTGTTCAGACAGTAAACAGGTTTAGAGAGGTTGGAGAAAAAACTGGATTATCAGATCCAATTTCAAATACTCTTAACAATGCAACATCCAACTTAATGAGTTCAGTTTCTAGTGGAGTGTCTTCTGTAATGGGATGGGATGAACCCCCTAGTCTTGGGTTGCAAATTTCTGATGAAGTATATGATATTTTAAATAAAATAGTTTTAGGAGTGGCTTCGTTAGGTGATGTTTTTACAAATATAGCTTTTGATATACGGGTTAAAAACCCTGTTGTTGAAAACAAAACTTTAGGAGATTTACCGGCAGGTATAGCGTTACCGGATTTATGGGTTCTTAGAGGTTGTCAATTAAATTCTAGAAATATTAATTTATCAATTGGTAATGTAGTTATTATGGAAGAAGTAGAAGTATTTGCTAAACGAAATTATGATGGAATGGTTGCTTCAGCAATCAACGGGTTATCAACATTTAGTTAAGAGGAGGAAATAAAATGGTAGAAGAAAAGAAAGTTGTTAAAGAGGTTAAAAATGAAAGGGAAGTTGATGAAAAAATAGCTGAAATGATTTTAGGTAAAGAATATACAGCAATAGTTAAATTAGGTAAATATGAGTTTCAATTACATTCTCCGACTATTAAAGAACAGATTCAAATTATTATGAAATCTAAAGAGTTAAGAGATGGAATGAAAGCCGAAGATGATTCTATTACAGCTATAACAGATATGTTGGCTACTTTAGAAATATCAATTGATTTAATAAAGAAAAAAGATAAAGAAAATAATTTTGTACAAGCTAAGGGAAGTTTTTTAAGTAATTTTGGTGACACAAGAAAACCTGGTGTTTTTACAAGCATTATAAACCCACTTTATAAAAAATATTTAGAATTTATTGCTGAGGTTAATAAGTTTGATGAGGATGAACTAAAAAACGTCTAACGGCAGGCTGGGGCCGAATGTACTATAAGGCCTGTGAAGCTACTGGATATTCTTGGTCTGCCGATCAAATGACCTTAGGTCAATTAATATTTATTCTTACAAACAAGTCTATTGATAGAGACACAATGAATGATGCTTCTAATGGAGTAGATTCTTCAGGAAAAGAAATTCATGCAAAATTTCAAACTAAGGATTTTAATGATAAATTGAAAGAAGCAGAAGAACGAGGACTCGAATCTATTAAAAAACGACAAGAAGAAATGAAGAAAAAACTAGAAAAAGAAGAAAAAACTAATGGGTAGAAAACTAGAATTTGATTTAAACTTTCAGAGCGAAATGAATTCGTTAAAACAAAAAATGAACGAATTATCTAATTCGATGCGCTCTGGTGGTCAATCTAGCGTTTCTGGCGGTATAAGACAACAAGCACAAACATTAGTTGATCAACAAAATACTCAATTAGGAAGAGAACTTTTATATCACGCAAGAGTGCCATCAAGTCAAGTTGGTGGAGTAGAAACCCGACAAACTGGAGAGAAATTTGCTCCAGATTTAATTAAAGCTTTTAAAAAAATGGATGATTTAGCCTCTTCAGGCGAAGATTTAGCTGATGCTTTTGAAGATTTATTAGATGTTTTAAAAGAAGTTAAACAAGCGCATAAAGAACGTGAACATCAATTAAGACAAGAATCTCAATCTAGACAAACTGCTTTCGCAAGTGGAGCTGGATTAGTTTCTTCATTAGAGAGATTACAACGTGGCGATATAATGGGCGCTGGAATGGGTTTAGTTGGATCTGCAAGAGGACTTGCTTCTGCCGCTGGGAATATTGGAGGATTAGGCGCTGGTGTTTTAGGGGCGCTGGCAGTTGCTGGAACATTAGCCACTGCAGGTGTTAGTCAATTTATTGGTAGTCAACAATCTTCTTTTCAACAAGGTCTCGCAGGACAGCAACTGAGAGGGATGGCCGGAATAGGGCTTCCTTCAGAAAAATTACATGGGTTATCATTATTATCTCCTTTTGTTGGTAGAATAAAAGGCGATAGATTCTCAATGTTAACAAATAATGGCGGGTTTCCGTTTGGAATACCTGGTATTGGACCGGGGATTAAACACGATAGTGAAGAATGGGGTGGAATTGCATATAAATATGGTGTAATGCCTGGCGTACCTATTGGGGGAATTTCTTCTTTATTGAAATCTGGCGGTGGATTTAAAGGTGGTTTAAGTTTTGGGGGAATGGAACAGGTAGCAGAAAAAATGCTACAAGTTCATACTGTTTTTGGAACAAATGTAAATGAATTTGGAAAAACCTTAGGGCTAATGCAGCGTTGGGCTAAATTAACTCCAGAGGAAATATCAAAAGCTATTGATGAAGGTGTTGAATTAGCGGTAAAATCAGGGAATCGTGGTATGTTCGAAGAAATTATGGCGACTACTTCTTCTATGGTAAACCAAATTGCTCCTTCATTGTTTGATCCTATGCAAGGGAATGCTTTAAGAGCATCTATTCAACAATTTCAAGGAATGGCTTCAAAATATGGTTATCCGGGGAGTGCTGCACAAGGCGTATATAGTGGAATATCTCAAGGTATTGGAGCGGGTTTATTTAATAAACAAAAAGCAGCTTTTTTATATTCATTAGGAATGACTCAAGAGCAAATGGTTGATTCTGAAAGTCCCGAATCGGTTATGGCATTTGTAACAGGTTTGAAAAATATGAAAGGTAAAGGGGTTTTTGGAGCGGGTGATACATATTCTAGAATGGCATTAAAAATGTTTGGACTCCAAGGGGCTACAGCTTTTTCTTCTAGAGTTTTAGAAGACAAAACTTCTAGTATGGTTGCTGATGGAGGGGAAAGTTCTTTAAAAAGAATGTCTGATCAAATGTTAAAACAGGATTATTTTAAAACGCAACAAAAAAGAATTCAAGCAGAACTAACAGCTTTAAATAACAACCTAAGTGCATCAGCTGCATCAACAAATCAAGTATGGAGCGGCATTAAAATGGATACCCAAACTATAACAGCTGGAATGTTAGCTTATTTAGGTAAAATTGGGGTAGCAGATGTAAGCGATGATGCTATGGATTATGCTCAAAGACTTTTTAATAAAAATTCAGAAGCCTATGAGTTCGCTGAAAAAAATAAAAGAGCCGGAGAGAGAGCTTCGGGGATTTTAAAAGCAGGACAACAAAGTCCTATGGGACAACCTTCAAGTAATTTTCAACATCAAAATGTTATAAAAAATACAGTTAATATTATATCGGCAGGTAAGAACGTAAAACAAGAAACTTCAGAAATTCCAATACCTCAAACTGGAAGTAGTCCAACATCAACATATTTGAATATTAGGAATTAGGAGAAATAATGACTAAAATTTACTCACCTGAATATTGTATAAGAATATTTCCCCATTTAGGGAAACAAGATCAATGGGATCCTATTATTGAACCAAAAAACGTAATGTCTATTAATTGCACTAAAGATATTTATCAAGCTGCAGGTTCTTTTAATATTGAATTTGATTATAAACATGGCACATTTGATAATGATGATTGGTTTTTTAGAATAGAGCCAATGGATTATATTGAAATATATATGGCAAGAGAATTTATTGAATCTTATGATAAAAACGGGATTCGTGGTATCAGAGGGTTTGGAGTATATGAAAAAAATGGTGATAAATATACTTATAAAGGCGATTTTGCAACAGCAGCGACAGAAGATATAAAGACAGAAGAACAAAAACAAGAAGAAGTAAAGCAAAAAGGTAAACTTAAAACTGATTCAATTTTGGGCGCTTCACCTAAATCGAAACAAAGACCATTATATATTCAAGAAAAAATAGATAATCCATATTTTGTTTTTTGTGGCTTTATTGATAGAGTTGGAAATAGATTTACAATGACAGAATCTGGTCCTTATAATAGATTTACATTAGAAGGACGCGGAGTAGAAAAGATTCTTCAAGAACATAATATTTTCTTTAATGTTCAACAACAAGAAAAATATTTATTTAAACAAATTGAATCATTTTTAAGCATTCCTACACTAACTCCTGCAAAAGGAGTAGATTTTGTTTTAACTATGTTTTTTGCTGATATGTTAGATCCTCAAGGTTCCTTAATGCCTGTTGAAGATGGAAAAGGAAAACGCATATGGGAATCTGATTTTTTTAAATTTACCGTAAATACAAGAAAGTCTGAAGATCAAATAGAGAGAATAGCAGATTTAGAACATAAAGTGCCGCCATCTATAAGACACTTATCTTGGGCTAAAATTGATGAATATCCTTGGGGAAGAATGTATGATGATGGTACAGGAACAACAAGATCTATTCTTAATATTGTTGAAGGACCTATTTGGTCAATATTACAACAAATAGGAAATAAAGCTTTAAATGAATTATGGGTAGATGAAACTGGTAATATAGTTATGAGATTAGCAAGAGATGCGTGGCTTCAACCTGAAGAGGGTGGAGATCTGGCAAAAGACCAAAAACCTTGGATTTATATAGATGATAGTGAGATTCATAGTTGGACTTTTACAAAAAGTGATGATCAATTAAAAACAATTGTTACTGTAATCCCTGTTGCTTCTATTATGGGAGCCCCTGCAACTGTAGCTGGTTATTATGGGCAAGCTCCATTAACAACACAATCTAAAAACTTTTTAATTGATAGATTAAAAATTACTAATCCAAATACCGGAGTAACTGCGGCTAGTTTAACAGATTTACAAACATATGTTCAAAATAATATGATTTCTCATTTAGGATCTTTTGATTTAAGTACAGACGAGGGAGTTACAAATTTTTGGGCGACTTTTGGTCAAAGGCCTTTTGAAGTTAATGACATTTATCATGATGATCCAGCTTTACTTTTAGAAACAGCAGCGACTGTGTTTACATTATGGGCAAATACTTTTTGGACAGGGAATGTTGAAGTAAGAGGCGATAATAAATATAAACTTGGTCGTGTTGTTTATTTTAATGATATTGGAGCTAGATTTTATTGTCATGGAGTTGAACATAATTTTGTTTGGGGAGAAGGTTGGAAAACTACATTACATTTAACAAGGGGAGAAAAAGAAGGAACTGTTTTAGATTTTAATTCTGATTTAGTACCAAGTATTACTAGAACAACTTCTGCTGTATAAATATGTCTGATTTTTTAAATAGAACTAAATTATTTGTTGGAAGAGTAATGTCAATTAACCCTGAAGATTATACTATAACTGTTTTGCCTTCTAGTGGTAGAATGGGTTTAAGAAAAGTTCGCGTAATAGTCCCTAATTCTGGTAATGTACGTGGTAAATTTAGAGGTTTTAGTTGGTTGCCATATATAGGAGATATAGCCGTATGTTCTTTTCTTGAAGGTTATCCTGATTATCCTGTTTGTTTAGGTGTTATATATAATATTTCTAATACTCGTCCCCCAGAGGCCGGTGCAGAAGACGGAGAATATCAATATTATGATTATGTCGTTCAACATCAAACTGGCTCTTTTATTAGAATAAGAAATTTAAATCAACCTAGTTTTAGTAACGATACGTGGATAGATCCTGTAGAGGATTTAACTGAAATAACTATTGAGCAAATGCTTGCTGATAAAACTAAATCTAATAAAATAGTTATGACTGAAGAATCAAGTGGAAGTTCTACCATGATAATTGAACATCATACTGGAGCAAGCGTTAAAATTGATGCTGATGGAAATATAATATTAACTCCAGCTTCAGGCAAAAAAATAAAATTAGGTAGCGATTCTTCAAATGAAAGTTTAGTTTTAGGCGATTCATTTAAAACTTGGTTAGATAATTTTATTAGTACAAAATTAGATTTACACATTCATCCAACGGCTGTTGGTCCAACAGGAGTCCCAACAAACGCTCCAATGGGGACATTGTCAACTAGTACATTAAGTGTAAAAGCAAAAACGGAAATATAAAAATGGCAATAGATATTCTTTCAATATGGAAATCAACATTAGATGCTTTACCAAAAGTAACTGATTCAAGCTGGGCTAATAATTTTTCTAACTGGGCAAGTCAAAGAGTAAACAATAAAGCTCAATTAACTGGAATAATTACCGCAAGTTTTCCTTTTACTTTTGACCAAAGCGTGTTTAAGATGCAATTAGAACTTTTATCTCCAACGACTAATCAAGCTACTGCTGCGGCAAGCTTTGCTAACGCATGGGCAACAGCAATGAGTACATCATTAGTTTTATTAGTATCATCTGGGGATTCATTAGGGATCTCAAGCCCAGCAACAACTTGGAGTGTTGTCACAACCGCATTAATTGATGCGCCTTCTGTTATAGCTGCGCAAGCTTATTTACAAAGTCAATTAACAATTGCTCCTATTGTTGATGATACTAACAACTCATTATTTTCTCAAATATTTAGAGATACATTTTTATTATTAACAGGAACTGTAACGGGATTAAACAGCGTTTCGCCCCCAATAGGGCCTCTTCCGTTATTAGCATCTTTGGTTCCGTTATTATAATAAAAAAATAGGAAAAAAATGGCAAACACAGATTTAGGATTAAGATTATATTATTATTCTTCAGATAGAGTAAATGGGACTTCAATAAGTCCTAATTCTCTAGCTGCTCAATATCTTGATCCATCAATTCAAACTATATATGTAATTGATTTTAATGAGATTGCAACGCAAATTCCTCTTGGCGTAGAAAGATTCGATATAAGTGGTGATACGAGAAAAAGCGTGCAATTAACTAGAGGGACAGAGAAAACCGATGGTACATTTAAGGATAATATTTACGTAGATACATGGTCAACATCTCCTGATAAAATTGTTTTAGCTGGTGTTGTAAAAATGCCAGAAGCTATTACTATTCCTGTAATTGGAGCAACTGCCGCTGGAAAAGTAAGATCAAAAGATAAGACATTTCTTGGTATGCTAGAAGAAATGTATTATAGAAACAGTTTACCAAGTTTTCAAAAACGCGGTGAATATATTAAACTTTTTGATTTTATAAAACAACAAGAGTTAAAAGTAACTATTAAAACTCGCAGATACCCACTTTCTGTTGAAAGACCTATGTTGGTTAGTTGGGAAATTGAATTTGTAGTTCTTGAACAGGTAAATTTAAATGATTTGCAAAAAAGTTATAGGCTTTAAGGAGAAAATATGGTAACAGCAGCTCAAGTATATGGCGTAGATTTACGCTTAACAAATAGAGATTTAGTTGTTAGTTCTAGTGGCGGATTTGAATCTGTCTCTGGAAATAATAATTTATTACAAGCAATTAGTAATAGGTTAACAACTGAAATGGGAAGCCTTGCATATGATAATCAATATGGTGTAGATTTAACAGTATTAATTGGAGAAAAGAATACTCCAATAAAAAGGCAATTAATTAAATCAATAATTATAAAAGCTATAAAAGAAGAGCCTCGAATTAATACAATTGATAAATTAGATTTAATTCAAGATACTTCTCGTCAAGATATTTTATATATTGATATAGAAGTTACTCCAATTAATTCAACAGAGGGAATTACTTTAAATCTTGTCTATCCTTTCTATTTAAATCAAAGCAATTTAAGAGTTGCTAATGAATCTGCAACATCAACAACAAAATTATCTATTCCTGTCACATATGATATTTATTCTGTAAGAGGAGTGTTTCTCGCAACAGATACTACAAAGAGTGGTAAAAATTATTTCTTAGAAAATAATGAATCTGGTAGTTTTTCAGGGAAAACAATAACACTAATAAGCGAATTGTCTGCTGCAAGTACTGCAGTTATTGTTGATTATAATAGAAAAACGGCTGATACAGAAGAGGAGGCCTAAAGTAAATGGCAATTGAACCAAAAACAAGGATAGAGATATTTGATGATATGCAGGCGTATTTGCAATCGCTTGCGTCAAATTTAACTGATTATAATGATGGCTCTATTTTAAAATCTATTTTAGATGCTCCAGCGGCAGAAATGGAACAGCTTTGGAATGCGTTAAATGTCGCATTTACAGCTGCTTATGTATCAACTGCAACAGGTGATGATTTAGATAATAAGGTTGGAGATTTTGGCTTAGATAGAAACAATGCGACATATGCAAGTGGTTATGTAACTTTTGGTAGAAGCACCGCTTTTAATCAAGATTTTACAATACCTTCTGGCACCGTTGTACAAACAGCCTCAACTTCAACGGTTCCTGGAATACAATTTGAAACTACAGAATTAGTCACTTTACCTGCAAATCAACTTAATGTTAGTAGTGTTCCAATTAGAGCAGTTGCTTCAGGCGCCACTGGAAATACTTCAGCTGGACAAATAACTGTTATCTCTTCTCCTCCTGCTGGTATTGAAACTGTAACAAACCCTGCTGCAACAGCCGGGGGAACTGATGAAGAATCTGATGCAGATCTAAGAGCTAGAGTTCCATTATATTTAAGCTCATTAGCTAGAGGAACAAAAGATGCTTTAGAAGCTGCTGCTTTAGCAGTAGATGGAGTATCTTCTGTTTCAATCTCTGAAAATGATCCTACACCCGGTTGGGTTCAAGTATATGTTGCAGATTCCGCGGGAACTGCTACTGATGAAATGATTGAAGATGTTCAAGCTCAAATGGAAGATTATAGACCTGTAGCTGTTATGGTACAAGTAAGAGCCCCTATTATCCAATATATAAATGTAGATTCATGGATAGATGTTTCAGGTGGATATAGTGATTCTAATGTATTAGCTAATGTAAGAACTGCAGTAACTACATTTTTAAGTAGACAAAAATTAGGAGAACCGGTATATCGATCTAAACTTATTGAAGCTATTGTTGATGTTGATGGAGTAGATTCTGTTAATACTTTAGCTGAACAAAAAATTGTAGATGAGGGAGATGGAGTATTAACTGCATTAAAATCTTGTTTTGTTACTGCTGTATTAGATGATATACAAACTACTGAATCAAATGTTTCTGTTACAATAGATAATGCAGCGTTTCCTTATGCACCTGCTGCTGGAGATTTAGCCGTATATCTTTATTATGATACAGGTAAAGTGACTAATTTTGCATCAAGCGCTACAAATAATGATTTAACTTTAATTGCAACTCCTATTGTTAATGAGGTACATACAACTCAAGGTGTTGATAGATTAGTTTTAGATTATGCTACAACACCTGGCGCATTTACAACAGACGGTACTGTTACATCTAATGGTGTATGGTTAGCAGCAAATTCTTTTTCGATTGGTACAGCTACTTTTTCTGGTTCTGGTCTAAATGATTTAACTTCAGGCGGAACATATTCTTCAACTTCTTTAAATAGATATAAAATAGAGATAGATACTGTTGGTGCTACAGATACTTTTAAATGGTCAGACGACGGTGGACAAACTTATCAATTAACTGGAGTTATAATAACCGGAGCTGCACAAACATTAAATAATGGAGTTACAGTTACATTCGGTGCAGTTACTGGACATACACTTAACGATTATTGGGAATTTTCATTAGAGCATAGTGGAACAAATTATGCAACAGGTGGATATGTAGCTTCTGATGGTGTAACTTTATATTTAGGGACATCTGTTCCGGCTCCTTCTAGCATAGTTTATACACAATATACAGAAACAAACGGAGCTAATACTCAAACTAAAGTTTCTTGTGATTATTATAAACAACAATGTAATACTGTTAACGATATTGCTGATGTAGAGGGCGTTTGGTATTTATCTGATACATTACATACGGGAACAAATTTTTATCTTGATGGTGAATTTGATAGCACTGGAAAAGTAATTACTTTAGGGACAACAACGGCTTCAGAAACAGATAATGTTTTAGTTAACTATTGGATTGAAACTGGTTCTGAAGGATTAAAACCTTTTGATGATGTTGATATTGAATCAAATAGAGTTGCAAGAGGTGGAACAATTAATGCTTATGTTGCCTCTTAATAAGGAAAATAAATGCCAACAGTAGTAATACAACCTGGATTAGATACTTATATAGATTCAGCTAATCCCGCTGTTAATTATGGAGCTTCACAAACTTTATCAGTCGGGAATGCTACAGCTACGACCGGTTTTCAACGAGCTCTTTTAAAGTTTGATTTAGCAGTCATTCCAGCTAATGCTTATATTTATAGTTCTACTTTATATATGTATTATGATGGAACTGGTTTAACTAATAGTTTACCCCTACCTGTTTATACTGTATTAGTTGATTGGACCGATACTCAAGCCACTTGGACATTACGTTCCGCAGGGAATCCATGGGATACTGCTGGATGTGGTAGTGCTTTAGTTGATTATAGAAGTCCTTCTTCAGATGTTTCTATTATTGCCCATGGCGTTGCACAATGGTACGATTGGACATTAACAACACAAACACAGAGATGGGTTTGGGGAGAAGATAGTAATTATGGAGTTATTTTTTCTAATTATATTCCTACTTCTTTTAATACAAATACTAAAGTATTTAATAGTTCTGATTATATTGTAGACCCGTTATTATGTCCAAAATTAGAAGTTGTTTATGCAATTCCTCCAGATATCCCAACAATGACAATGGAA